AAAGGGGAGCCGATGAACAGCTGGCAGCTTCCAGACAATGTGATAACGGCAGCGATGATGGCTAAGCTTGGAAAGCGCGGCATTTCCTTGCGCATTCCCGGTGCTTCTTGCTCATTCGTTCGAAAACTTGACAACCAAAAGCCAGGCGCGGCTCTTTACGGGGGGGGGTTCCTGCTTTCAATGAGCGCGGCTGCGGACAAAGCGGCTGCGGACAAAGCGGCTGCGGGCAAAGCGGCTGCGGAAGTTGTCGAGCTTTCCGATCGTGAGCTAAAGATCGTAGATTCGCTTGCCTGATCTGAGCAAGTGAGCATAAAGACGCGCCCCTATCAGGCACACTTAAGAGTTTAATTCGTCAAGAAATGCAAAAAAATATTAGAAAAAGCTAATATTTACTGTTTACTTAAACCTTAGAAAATGCTAATATTTAATCATTAAGTAAGGAGGTGACATGCAAAGACGAGAGTTGGTCAGAATCCTAAAAGCAGCGGGGTTTATCTCCAAAGGCGGTACAAACCACGAGAAGTTCTATAAAGGCGGAAAAACGGTTTTAGTGAAGCGTCATAGAGAGATTGAAGACCAGATTGCTAAGAGGATTTTACGGGAAGCGGGGCTTAGATAGCCCCTCCTCCCTACCTTGTCTTTGCATTTGAAAGGAGAAAATCATGTTATATATCTGCGAGTTCGAATTTTTTGATTCTGACGGCTTCATCTGTGCTTTTCCTTGCAATGATATAGGAGCAGGAACTTTTGGAGACAACCTAAACGATGCGGTAGAAAGTGCCGCTGACTGGCTTACTTGCATTGTTGATGATGCTTTGATGAGCGGCAAAGAACTCCCAGAGATTAGCTTCGGACATGAACCAAGGCACGGCGGTAAAATCATTGCAATTGCAGTATCAAGAGAGCTTGAAGACATCCCAGCTATTACAGCATCAGAAGCAGCTCGAGAATTAGGGGTTAGCACCGCACGAGTAGCTCAGCTCATAAACGCGGGGTTGCTTGATTCATGGAAAGATGGGACTAAAAGAATGGTTTCAAGAGAATCCGTTGACGCTCGAAAAGAAGATAACCCAAAGGCTGGAAGACCAAAGAATCTAGCTGTGATATAGTGACCTCACTGATTCTCGTCAGTGCATGTGAAACCCCGCTTCGGCGGGGTTTTCTTTTGCCCTGCGACACGCCAGCAGAATTAGCGGCATGGCTAAAGAGAAATGCACAAAGGACGTAATAAGGATCGCCGTGAAGCTCAAGAAGCACGGCGCTTTGGACAAGGACATCGCCCTTGCCTGCGGCGTATGCCCTCAGACGCTTAGCACGTGGCTCCATCATCCGCAGACCGAAAATCAGCGCGAATTTTCCGAAGCCGTCAAAAAGGTCGAGGTCGATTTCAAGGACAAGCTGACGCAGATCATCATGAGGGACGCGCAGGAAAGGGACTGGAAAGCGGCGGCGTGGCTGCTTGAAAGGAAGTATCCCAACGAGTACGGCAGGGTAACCAGGGTCATCGATGATTCGGGCGATTCCGAAGAGGTTCCGCGCATCGTGTTCAACCCGAAGAAGGGCGGCAAGGGATGAGGAGCATCAACCTAGCCGACCTGACGATCAGCAAGTTTTACGGCGTTGTTGAGAGCGCATTGAACCACGATCACGGCGAGTTTTGGCTGATGGGCGGTCGAGCTTCGCTCAAATCGAGCGTTATCAGTCTGCTGATCGTGTGCCTGATCGTTGCGTTCCCGTGGGCGAACGCCGTTGTCGTTCGGCGCTTCGGGAACACGCTTCGCGATTCCGTTTACGCGCAGATCATATGGGCGATCGACATCCTGGGTTTGTCGAGCTTCTTCCACGCGAGGGTTTCTCCGATGGAGATCGTTTACGTTCCCACCGGGCAGAAGATCGTTTTCCGAGGGATGGACGATCCCCTAAAGATGAAGGGCGTGAAGTTCGTTAAAGGCTACTGCGCTATCCAATGGTTCGAGGAGCTTGACCAGTTCGAAGGCTGGGAAGCCGTCAGGAGCGCGTTGAAGTCTTTCAAGCGCGGCGGCTCGGTGTTCTGGACTTTCTACAGTTACAACCCGCCTAAGACGCTTTGGAGCTGGGTAAACCGCCAATGCCTTGAGATGCAGCGCAAGCCTGGCTGCCTGGTGCATCACAGCACGTACCTAGACGTTGTGGAGGGCGGTCACGCCGATTGGCTTGGAGAGCCTTTCATCGAGGATGCCGAGTGGTTGAAGCAGACCGACCCCACCGCATACGCATGGGAGCTGATGGGCGAGATCACGGGAACTGGCGGCTCGGTGTTCGACAACATCGTTGAGCGCAGGATCGGCGATTCGGAGGTTGCAGGGTTCGAGCGCGTAAGGAACGGCGTTGACTGGGGATGGTTCCCCGACCCGTGGCGCTTCATTCGCGGCGAGTGGGTTCCACGAGAGCGCAAGCTGATCCTGTTCGAGGAGCATTCGGCGAACAGGAAGCTTCCGAAGGAAACGGGCGAGATCGTAAGGCGATCGTTGACTTACCCCGACTACAAGGGCGGCACCGCATACACGCACAATGACGTTGTGTGGTGCGATGACACGGCAGACGGCAAGCAGCAGATGGCGGATTACCGCCGAACCTTCGGGATCAACGCGAAGCCAGCGAGGAAAGGAAACATGCGGCGCATAAGCTACATGTGGCTCGCAGGCTTGCGTTCCATCGAGATAGACCCCGTTAGATGCCCCAACGCCTTCGAGGAGTTCCGATTGAAGGAGTTCGAGCGCAACAAGGCGGGGGAATGGATTGACGAGATTCCAGACGGCAACGACCACAGCATAGATGCCGTCCGTTACATGATGATGAGCGATGTTCTGAGGAGCGCATAGGTGGCAACAAGCGAAGAAGTAGACTACACGGTTCCGTTGCATGTTCGGAAGTACCTTACGAGCCTAGGGTACGAGCTGTGCGATGGCGTTATGACCGACCTTATAGAGCAATGGCGGGACTGCTACGCATCCCGTGGAGAGTTTTACGACTACCACGACAAGGACGGCATGGGGCATACGCTCAAGATTCACCGCCGATCCTGCAAGCCTGCGAAGCGTGTATGCAAGGAATGGGCGGCGCTTATGTTCAGCGACCCCATCACCGTCTCATGCGAGGACGAAGCCTGCAACGCATGGCTCGCCGATTACCTTGAGGGGATCAACTTCTTCGGGAACGGTAAGCAGCTTGTGCAGGATGCCTTCGCCCTCGGCACTGGCGCGTGGGCGCTGTGGCTCGATCTTACGGCGCAGAAGATGCAGGTTCGCCGATACAAGGCTAAGCAGGTTCTGCCGCTCACGTGGGACGATGACGGCGTTACGGAATGCGCGTTCACGAGCCGTGTTGCAATCGGCGGCAAGGTGCTCGATCAGGTGCAGCTGCACGTATCAGAGCCTGACGGCTACCACATCAAGACTGTTCTGTTCGATCGAAAGACGAAGAAGCGCGTAGCCGTTGACGGCGTGGTCGATGACCTCGCCACCGACTGTGAAACGCCAACGTTTGCGCTTGTGAAGCCTGCTATCTCAAACACGTTCGTAGACATCACGCCTTACGGGCAGAGCGTTTTCGCCGATTCGATCGATGAGGTTCAGGCGGTCGATCTTTGCTTCGATGCGATCTTCAACGAGGTCGATCTTGCTAAGCTCCGTATCTTCATCGATGACATGCTCATCGATGTGCAGGACAAGGACGGAAACCGCCAGGCTATCCCGTTCGGCAAGAACGACAACACGGTTTACCGCAGGGTCAGCGGCGTTGGCGATGGTCAGCCTATCGTGCCGTTTGCACCTCAGATGCGTACTGAGCAGCAGGTAAGCGCATACCGCCTGGCGATCCAGAAGCTTGGCGATGACTGCGGGTTCGGAAAGAAGTATTTCGACATCGATGCGGCAGGCGGCATGAAAACCGCTCAGGAAGTCGTTTCCGACAACGCCGACCTGATGCGCAACATCAGAAGCCACGAGCGTTTAATGCAGGGAGCGATCGCCGACATCTGCCGCGCATTGTGCCATTGCGCAACGAGGTTCCTCGGCGCTGGTCTGGGCGATCCTGGCACCATCACGGTCAACTGGGACGATTCTGTGATTGTCGATACGCAGGCTGAGAAGGCGCAGGATCAGAGCGAGCTTAACGTAACGCTGAACCCTTGGGAGTACCGCAGGAAGTGGTACGGCGAGAGCGAGGAGGAAGCGAAGGCTAACGTTCCTGGCGCTATCGCAGAGGACGATTACGCAAGCTTCGGTGAGCAGTAATGCTTGACGAGGAGAAGGACGCTAGCGCCGAATCGGAGGACGCTCTAAGCGATATGGAGCTTGCGATGCTCATTGCAGCCGCTTCTGCCCTCGTTTCCGCTCCGATAGCGCACAAGGCTATCAGGAAGAGCGGGAGGGCGCTTCTCGCGAAGTTGCAGCAGATAGCGGGGGCGAACCGAGAATCCGTTAACGAAGCCATCGAGCACGACTTCCGAGGGAGCTTCATACGCAACTGGATTGCAGACGTTGAGGACGCTGGGAAGTCCACACCGAAGGCTGCAAGCCTTGCCGCGAAGAGGGCGCAGCAGAGGGCAAGGAAGCCGATTGCAAGCGTCCAGCGGTACGCAGCCAAGATGTCGCAGCAGATGGCGCAGAGCGCCTACATGGAGTACCTAAAGATTGCTTCGGAAGCGGCGTTTGCTTCCACGGGCAACATCGATGATCCAGGCGTGGGATACGAACGGGCGCTGTCGGCAGGAATTGCGAAGATGGCGCGTAAAGGCTTGACGGCTTCGACCTACACGCGCAAGGACGGGACGGTTGTGCATGTTCCCGTTGACGTTGGAATCAGGAGGGCGATTGCGGCTGAGGGGCGCGAGCCTAAGATCAAGGCAACGCTCGATGCCGCTGACAGCTCGTTCGGCTTGGTCGAGGTGAGCAAGACGGCGAACCCCCGCGACACGCACCACTGCTGGGAGGGGCGCGTTTACTCCACCGGCGCGAGCACCGCAGGCTTCCCGAGCTTCGAGGATGTCGTAGGCGATCAGATCAACGACTACAACTGCGGTCACCGTATCCGCGTTTTCAACCCAAACATCGGGCGGCGTTTCTCCGACCCGCTTGAGGGGACGGGATACACGGCTGAGCAATCGGCGGCGCTGCACGCCGAGCAGGCTAAGCTTGAGAACGACATCCGAAAGCTAAAGCGCGAGCACGAGGTGCTTCACGGCATGAAGCTCGATACGGATGACGTTAACCGCCGTCTGAAATACAAGCGCGGCGAGCTGCAATCTCTGATAAACAGGCATCCGAAGATATTGAGCCGCCGCGAATGGCGCGAGTACACATACGAGAAGGCAAGGCGCAGGCTCGGACTTTACGGAAAGGTTCACCTCGACAAGAACCAGCAAATGACGGTGATGCTGAAAAGCGGCACGGCATATGCGCAGAGCAAGATACGCAAAGCTGAAAGGGCGAAACTTGTAGATAGGGCGCTTGCGGACAACTCAATTGCGATGATGGAAAGGCGCTCAATGAATGACAGGCAGTTCAGGCTGAATGCTAGGAAGCTAAAGAAGGAAAAAGGCTTTTTCAACATTGCGGCACACGGATTGCCTGGATACGTGGAAGCATATGGTAAGCGAATTGATGCAGAAACAGTTTGGGATATTGTGCGGAAAAGCGATGGATACAGCGGTGAGGATATTCGCCTTTGCGTGTGCTTTGGAGCCGTGGAAGACGAGAACGGTAGGTCGATAGCTCAGGAGCTTGCCAACATATCGGGCAAGAAGGTGAAGGCGGCTACGAAGTTCTTCTTCATTCGCCAAGACGGTTCGTATTACGTTGGCAGCGATTTCTGGCATTCGGATGGTAAAATGGAGCTGTTCGAGCCGAAGGGAAAATCATGATTGGAAGCGAGAAGAGATTCGAGAAGGCGAGCGATGCCCTTCTTTCCATGCAGACGGAGATAGCGTCCGCGATGGAGCGCCTGTCCGAAACCCCGTATGCGGTCGCTTCAACGCAAACCTATGATATGGTCACTGGCGAACAGCTCGGTGCCTTGTGCGCGTACATCCATGACGGGTTCGGCTGGACTTCGGAAGACCTTTACAATTTCAAACATTACGGGTTGGTCGATTACAGCAGCGAATACGCAAAAGCCGCATTCGAGCATTTTCTTGAGCTAGTTTCCGCGTAATTGACATTCAGAACCCCCGTTTTTGTGGAATACACGCAAAAACGGGGTTTTATTTATCCATTAAGCCGTTTCCGAGGTCGATAGATCGAAGAAGCGGCTTCTTTTATGCGATTGCTCAGGATTGCGGAAAACCCGCAACAGGCATGAGCAAAGCGCCATAACCGATGAAAGCCGCAAAAAGCGGCTTTTCTTTTGCCTATAAACAGGATTTCTGTTCATAGACCAAAAAAACGGCTTGTTTTTCGGTCTATCGCCCTGACGCATCAAAGCGCCCTGCGACACGCAAATAGATTCTTCCTTGCTTGGGATAGCGCAAAAAACCCACCTAAGAGCGGAGAGAACCGCGCAAACAACCACTAGGAAGGAACAGGAATGCAAAAGCAAAACGATCCAGAAGAGAACAAGCTTACCGCGCAAGGAGCAGGCGAGAACGCCGATGGCGGCAACGCCAATGGCGAGAACGCCAACGGTGAAGGCGCACAGGGCGAGGGAAACGATGGCGATGACGGCAAGGTGCTAGACAGCCACGGTCAGCCAGGAATCAACAAGGAGCGCCACGACAAAGAGGTTGCCGAGTTGAAGAAGCAGATCGAGGAATTGAAAGCCGATGCCGCAGAAGCCGCCGAATCGAAGGCTAAGCGTGATGAGTTCGAGCAGAAGGTCAGCGACCTTGAGGGCAAGCTTGCCGATTCCGAGCTGTCGCGAAAGCTTGAGAAGGTAGGTTGCCGATCCGTCAAGGCTGCAAAGGCTCTGCTTCCCGATTATGACGGAGACGTTGAGAAGCTACGCGCTGCCGAGCCGTTCCTGTTCGAAGAGGTCAAGCCTACTGGCTCCACGGGATTCAAGCCGAAGGCGGCTGATCCCAAGGACGATCAGGAGGAGCTTGACAAGCTATTCGGAATCAAGAAGTAAGGAGCAATAATGCCCGTAAACCTCGGAGATTACGCATCTAAATTTACCACGCAGCTCGATACCATCATCGAGCGCGAATCCCTGACCTCCGACCTCGGAAACGGCGGTCTGCTCGGCGAGTTCACCGATGCAGGCGAGGTCAAGGTTCCCGACATCGTTGTCGAGGGACTGGCTGATTACAGCCGAACCGATGGCTTTGTGTCCGGCGGCTACACCTTCGGCTGGCAGACTTACAAGCTTCGCTACGATCGCGGTCGAGAGTTCAACATCGACATCCTCGATGACGAGGAACGTGCGAAGATCGTCTCTGCTAACGTGATGAGCGAGTTCACGCGAACCAAGGTCATCCCTGAGATGGACGCTGTTCGTTTCGCAACCATGCACGAGCACGCAGGCGTTCAGAAGGCAGAGACTATCACCACGCCCGAAGCAGCCGTGAAGGCTATCGACGCTGCTGAGAACAAGATGCAGGACATCGGCATCGACCTCTCTGACGTTTTGCTCTACTGCACCAGCGAGTTCAAGTCTCTGCTTCGAGCAGCGCAGAATTACCGCATGAGCCAGGGCGAGAACCCCAACGGTCGATTCACCATCTACGATGACATGAAGATCGTTCCCGTGCCTTCCGCTCGATTCCAGACGAAGATCGAGCTGCTTGACGGCACCACTTCCAGCGAGGAAGCAGGCGGCTTCAAGGCTGCTTCCGATGCGAAGCTGATCAACTTCATGCTTGTAGATCCTTCTGCCGCACTGGCGATCCAGAAGCACCAGACGCTTCGCTACTTCTCCCCTGCGGTAAACCAGAAGCGCGATGCGCATCTTTGGCAGTATCGCGTGTTCCACGACCTCCTCGTTCTCAAGAACAAGAAGGACAAGATTTACGCTTCCGTCCCCGCAGCTTAGGAGGGGGTTTCGAATGTCAACAATCGTAGGAACCAACGGCGCAGCAGAGCAGAAGCCTAAGCGCAAGCGCATGCAGAAGCCTGCCGAAGAGGTCAAGGCTGAGGAAGCCTTGCAGCCTGCCGAAGCGCAAGCCGAAGCCGAAGCTGAGGAAACGGAAGGCGAATAGGCTAATGGGCGCATTCGACCCAAATTACGAGGAATACAAAGCCTTCGGCGGCACGTTGGAGGGCGCAACGTTCTCCGCGCTGCTGCCCAAGGCTAGCGCCATTGTCCGCGACCTTGAGTTCCCGAACGAGCCATCTGATTCGAGCGCGGAAGCGCACAAGAGGGCGGTCTGCGCTGCCGTATCTGCCTTTGGCGAGAGCCAGGCATACGCTGGCGGCGGCTTCTCGATCGGCTCTTTCAGCGTTAGCGGCGGTGGCTACTCCGAATCGGTGCAAGCCGTTGCAGATGCGGCAAGGCGCGAGCTTGTAGGCTCTGGCTTGCTGTTCAAGGGGATGATCAGATGATCCCGCCAATTCCTATATCGGTACGCACATCGAGCATTCAGGTTCGCAAGCCTGTTGAGAGCGATTTCGGCGGCGAGTACGGCGAGCCTGAGACGATCGAGAACGTGCGGTTCGAGGGCGTTTCCGCGATGGTTCGCGATGAGTACCGCCTTGTCGATGGCGCTAAAGGCTTGCTTTGGGTCGATGCGACCAGCAAGGGCGCGTTCGCTATCCCCGAAGGCTCGCTTGTGTCGGTTGACGGCGGCGAGTGGCTAACAGCCGCTTCCGTTGCCCCGTTCAAGGGTTTCGGAACGCGCATACACCATTGGGAGATTCAGCTGTCATGAGCGATGGGATGCGTTTCAAGGTCGAGTTCGATGCCGAGGAGCTTCTTGGGCGCTTTGTGTCGGAGAACGCGAAGAAGGTTCTGCTCGATGACATCAAGGCTGATTCGAGCAAGTACGTGCCTGTGCGAACGGGAAACCTCCGCGATGATTCTGTGGTTGTAGATGTCTCGGACGGCTCGGTTTCGTGGACAGCGGAGTACGCGCAGGCTATGTACGAGCGCGACCACGTGGGATCGACCAAGAACGACAAAGCCACGGGACACTGGTTCGAGACGGCTAAGGAAAACCATCTAGACCAGTGGACTCAAGACGTTAAGGACGCTCTGTTCTCAAGATGAAACACACTATCGACCTACCGATTGCAGCAAGGGACGCTATAAGGGCGTGGGGGTTCTCTGACGCTGAGTGCCGCAGGCTCGACACCATGACGGGCAAGAGCGGGATCGTTGTTCGGCACATCGGAACAACGGTTTCGAGCGCCTATTACAGCGGCGAGCGGACGCTTCGGTACGTGTACCAGGTTGTGAGCCGCAGGACATCTGCGGCGCAGGCGATGGAGGAAGTCGCAACAATCGCGTACATGATGGAGCACATGCCGCTGACCAGCTCAAACGGCTCTTTCCGCTGCATCGATCAAGAGATTTACACGGAACCGCACGAGATAGCGGTTGACGATTCAGGCTATCACGTTTGGGCGGTCGGCTTCGTTGCCGAGATCGTGCCGAACAGCCGATAAGGAGGAATCACATGGACATCGGATTCGCAATGAACTATGCGAACCTTTACGAGATCAACACCACGCCCGAAGCGGCGGCTCCAACGTGGGAGCGCGTAGCGGCAGGCATCAACTCCGTTGAGTGGGAGGGCAACGAGGAGGTTGCTCAGGATTCCTACTACGATGGGGACGGTCTTTCCTCTTCGGAGGTCACTGGCGGTCAGATCGTTGGCACCTTTGAGGGACACCGAATCCACGGCAACCCCGCGCAAGACTTCATCGCTTCCCGCCTGGTTGCCTACGGCGCAGACCGCAAGACCGACTTCAAGTGGATCGCGCCAGACGGTCAGACGCTTGAGGGCATCGTCACCATCGCGAACATCAATCCGCAGGGCGGCGATCCAAACGCTAAGTCGGACTTCGGTTTCGAGGTTCACTTCAACGGAATGCCGCGCTTCACCGAGGGCGATTCCGACACGTTCCCCGAAGCGATCCAGGCAACCGCAGTAACGGTAAAGGTTGGCGAAACCGCAAGCGTGAACCCGACCATCACGCCTGAGAAGGCTTCCCCCGCCGTTGTCTACGCGATCGAGGACACGAAGATCGCAACCGTTGACGCTAACGGCACGGTTAAGGGTGTTAAGGCAGGCAAGACGAAGGTAACGATCAAGTCTTGCGTTCGCCCGATCATCGCGATTCAGGCAGATGTCGCGGTGTCCGGCTCTTAAGCCACGCCGTGCGACAAGCCACAAAGATATAGAGCCGTCAGGGGCAAGCACCGCACCGCTTCCCCTGGCGGTTCTTTTTGTCTGCGGGTGCGGAAAGCAGATAGCGAGGTGCGGCACATGGCAACCGTAATCGGATTGAAAAAGACAAAGCAGGAGATCAAGATCGATGATTCCCCTGATTCCCCGTCCTTTGTGATGGACATGGGCGCAACGAGCGTATGGGGCAACGCGCAGAAGCTGCATTCCCTGCTCGGAGATGCGCGGAAGATCGAGCTTCTTCTGAACGAGATCGATGAGGACAACCAGGCGCTTGCGGATGAAGCGGTCGCCAAGACCAACGAGCTTTATGAGACGATCATCGATTCCTATCTTGAGGAAGGCGCATACCAGCAGATCGTTGATTACATTTCTGGCGGCAACCGAACCGATGCGCTTTTTGCCCTGGCTCCGCTGATCTCGTTCTTCACCGAGAAAACCGTTGAGGTCATCGGCGAGCTTGATAAGGGCGCTAAGGAGAGGTACCTGGCAGATGTTGCAGCGCAAGCGCAGTAGGAAGCCAACGGCGTTCCTGTACGGCGGCGAAGAGGTGCTTGTCTTCGCCGATGCGCGAACATCGCTCAAGGTTATCGACCTCTTCAACGATGGCGAGCTTTACGAGGAGCTTAAAGCCGAGATTCTTCTTCGCCTTCTGTTCCCCGACCCTGCGGGAACGGTGAAGCGGCTCGGTGCAGGCTTCAAGCCGTTTCTCTCCGAGCTGCTTTGGGAGCTTTGCGGCTTGGACGTTGACGGCACTCACAGCGGCGATATAGGCGGTGAGCGCGTCATCGACTTCAAGCACGATTCCGAGCTTATCAGCGCATCGGTGATGGCTGCATACGGTCGCTCCTTTGACGAGCTGGCGAGCCAATGCACCCTGCGCGAGCTAACCGTGCTGCTCGGTCTTGCGCCCTATGAGACACCGATCGGGCAGGCGGTCTATTACCGCACGGCGAAGCCGCCGAAGGCAACCAAGTACAACAAAGAGGAAGTCGCTAGGTTCAAGCGGCTCCAAGAACACTACCGGATTAAAGACCAGGTGCGGGTTGGGGATTCGATGCAACGGCAGTCGCAGGCTGCCTTCGATGCTTTCAAATCGCTCAGCATATCAGCGAAAAGGGGTTAGCCTATGGCGGCTGACGGCACCGTAACAATCAAAGCCATCCTCGATGCCGCTGGGGTTACTGGCGGCATCAAGCAGATAAAGCAGGGTCTAGCGGACGTTAAGGACGCTGCAAGCAAGGTCACGTTCGAGGAGCTTAAGACTGGCGGCACCAACGCCACGGCTCTAAGCGGATCGTTGAAGGGTCTGGGCGGCACGGTAACGCAGCACGTGACCATGCCCATAGCAGGCATGGGGGCGGCTATCTTCAAGAGCGCGTCCGACTTCGACACGGCTGCAAGCAAGATGTCGGCTTCTCTCAACCTCCCGAAGGAGACGGCTGAGGAGTTCAGCCGAATCGGGCAGGGCATCTACACAAACGGCTGGGGCGAATCGCTCGGCGAGGTAAACGATGCCCTCTCGTACACCGCCCAAACGCTCAAGAACACCAGCGGCAACACGCAGGAATGGCAGAAAGACTGCGAGATCGTAACGCAGAACGCGCTGGTGATGGCTGATGTTTTCGGCGCTGACGTTAGCGAATCCGTGCGCGGCACGAACGCCTTGATGGAAGGCTTCGGTCTTTCTGCGCAGGAAGCAAGCGACCTCATGGCTGCTGGTATGCAGCGCGGATTGAACTACACCGATGAGCTTGGTGACAACCTCAGCGAGTATTCGGTTCGCTGGGGCGAAGCGGGAATGAGCGCAAGCCAGTATTTCAGCCTGCTCGAAGCAGGCACCGCGAACGGCGCTTACAACCTAGACAAGGTGGGGGACTTCCTCAACGAGTTCCTAACGTCTTTGTCCGATGGTCGCATGGAAGCGGGAATCGGCGCATTCAGCCAGGGAACGCAGGACGTTTTCAAATCATTCCAGCAAGGCGGCGCAACGGCTCAGGACGTGCTGAACGCCGTTGTGGGCGAGCTTGGGTCGATGCCCGACCAGTACCAGGCGGCGCAGATTGCTTCTGCAACGTGGTCATCGCTCGGCGAGGACAACGCAATGGGCATGATCGAATCGCTTGCTAACGTCTCCGATTCCTTCGGGGACGTTGACGGAGCTGCAAGCGAGATGGCGGACACAATGAGCCAGAGCCTAGGGGCGCAGGCAACGAGCGCGTTCCGCGAGCTTGTGGCTGCATTGGAGCCTTTGGGGGAGCCTTTGGTCAACATCGCCAAATCGCTTGCTCCCGTGGTGAACGGCTTCGCGCAATGGTTCGCATCGCTCGGGAGCGGTGGGCAAACCGCAATCGCCGTTATCCTCGGTATCGTTGCGGCAATCGGTCCATTGCTATCGCTTGCTGGAACCGTTATTACCGTTCTGCCGATGCTCGGCGGCGTGTTCGCGGCGATCGCAAGTCCCGTGGGAATCGCAATCGCGGCAGTTGTTGGCGCTATCGCCGTCATCACGATCCTTTGGAACACCAGCGAGGAGTTCCGCAACGCGGTAATGGCGATCTGGGACGGCATCTGCCAGGCGTTCTCTGCTGCTGGCGAGTTCATCGGCGCTGCAATCCAGGGCATCGTTGACTTCTTCGTCAACCTTGACAACACGATTGCGAGCTTCGCAGGGGCGGTCGTTAACTTCTTCACGGTCACGATCCCAGAAGCGTTCAGCTCCTTCATAGAGTTTTTCGCTTCGATCCCCGAAGCCATCGGAACGTTCTTGCAGACGATTATCGATAGCGTTGTCAACTGGGTTTTGCAGATGGTGCAGAACGCGTACAACGCAGGCTCGCAGTTCGTGCAGACGATCATCGACTTCTACTCTCAGCTCCCTGGGCGCGTTTGGGAGTTCCTTTGCAGCGTTGTGTCGAACGTGGCGAACTTCGTCTCTCAGATGATCGGAAAGGCACAGGAGGTCGGCTCTCAGTTCCTTGGGAAGATCGTTGAGTTTTACTCTCAGCTCCCTGGGCGCGTTTGGGCGTTCCTAAGCGATGTCATCGGCAAGGCTGCTAGCTTCGTCTCCGAGATGGCGGGGAAGGCTAGGGATGCAGGCTCGCAGTTCATGTCCAACATCGTCAACGCGCTCTCTCAGATTCCTGGCATGGTTTGGAACATCGGCTCAAACATCGTCAGGGGCATCGTTGGCGGTATTCAGAGCAATATCGGGAGCATTGCCAACACGCTGTTAGGCGGCGTAAGGAACGCAATCGACAACGTGAAGTCGTTCCTCGGCATTCACTCGCCATCGCGCCTTATGCGTGACCTTATCGGTAAGAACATGGCGCTCGGCTTGGAGATCGGCTACGAGCGGAACGACCCGATGGGCGCAATCGTAGACAGCGTCAAAGGCTTTGCATCTGACGTTAAGGGCGGCTTCGATTGGTACGCGAGCAGCAAGACGCTTGGGTGCTTGCAGACCGTTCCAACAACGGCGGCGGTTGGAAGCGGTGCGGTGAGCACGACCAACAACAACACCGCGACAAACAACAGTTACACGTTCAGCGGTGACATCGTGATCAAGTGCGATGACGCTGAGCAGGTTCACGACATGGGCGAGCTTGCCCGTGCGATCATGAAGGCAGGTGGATACCGTGGCTGACGCATACAGCTCATGGATCGTTGAGTGGCACGGCGGCAAGACCAGGGCGTATGTCAGCGCCTGGGTCGAGAGCCAGACCGACAAGAAGGCTGTTATCAGGATTCAAGGATGCTGCAACGCTTGGAGGATCACGCAGTACGGGCGGCGCATCAGGATCTATGTTGACGGCAATGAAGTCGGCACCACTACCGATGTTGTGTTCTCGCGCTACGGTGCGGGGAACTTCGGATGGATCGATAAGCGCGTAACGGTCGATCGCCAGAGGAACGGTCGCAACGTCACATGCTCCTGTCTGATCAAGAAGGAGGTAGTCAACGGCTACGGCGCATCCGGCAAGGACGAGCAGCGCACCGCTTCGGTTAACGTCTGGGTTGGTGCCGCGATCCTTCGCCCTCCATCCAAGCCTGGCAAGCCGAACGTCTCTCGCGGCAAGGCTGGGATCATCAACGTTGATTGGGAGAACAACGCAGCGAACGCCGTCAAAACGCAGGTTCAGCGCATGGAGTACGGCGGCGATTGGGCAACTGTTCTAAACGCTTCGAACGTTGTCACGAGCTACAGCGATTCGGTAGGTGCGGGAACGTTCGCCTACAGAGTTCGCTACGAGAACGCAGACGGCTACTCTGGCTGGTCTGATGTATCGGAGTTCATCACGAGCCTTCAAGCACCAGCGGTGCCAACGATTATCTCCCCTTTGAACGGCGATACTCTCAACATCTCTGACGGCAACCCCACGCTGAGGTTCGCCCACAACCCGCAGGACGGCAGCGAGCAGACGGGCGCTCAGGTTCGGTGGCGAGCCGACACGGAAACCGATTGGCAGACGGTGACGCTAACCACGGAATCGTCCCTGCTGCTCAACGTCATCACCGATGCAACGGTGAACAAGAACATCACGTGGCAGGTTCGCACAAAGGGCGCATACGATGGCGGCGGGACGGCTGAGAATGCGTGGTCTGCGTGGAGCGCAGCGATCACCTTCTTCATCAGAACGGCACCTCAGATTACCGTAAGCGTTGCGGAGAAGATCACAGAGGTTCCCGTCTCCGTGTCGTGGGACTACGAGGACGCAAGCGGCACACAGGCTTACTATTCCGTGTCTTTCGTAAACGATGACGGCGTGGTTGTGTACTACGAGCGGTTAGAGGGAGCTGCCACATCGGTCGAGATCAAGCCTACGGACTTCACGCCAGTTCATCAGCGCACGTACACGGTCGAGGTTTTGGCAGTGTCCACAACGAGCCTTCAAGCGGTTGATTCCGCTTCGTTTACGGTCGATTACACCCCGCCAGCTGACCCAGTGTTCTCCGTGATGCTCGATCCTGACACGCACTCGAACGAGGTCACCGTTTACGACACCCTCAACGCCGTTGCAACCGAGCATTTCAACGTTTTCCGCGATGGCGAGCTTGTGGCAGACACGCTATACGATGGGCAAAGCTTCGTTGATGTTCTGCCGCCTTTGGACAAGCCGATCACGTACCGTGTCGTTGCCTACGCTGCTTCTGGCGCGGTTGCGGAAGCTTCGCAGACGGTGAAGGTTCCTTCAAACGGCTTCCTTTGCGTGAACTACGGCGCGGGGAACGCCAAGGTTGCGAAGATGCGCAGGAACCTGAGCAACCCCGATGGCGTTAAGGGCGAGAAGGTGATTCGAACCGTTGCAAGCTCGAAGCTCCCGAAGGTTTTCTACGGAACCCACAAGACAAGGGAGAACACGGCTAAGGCTGACGTTTGGGCATTCCGCGATGTCCTTGGCGATGGCGATCTGGCAAGCCTTGCGGCGTTCATCGAGCTTGAGAACCACAACGGGGACGTGTGGCTGCGCTTCCCGTTCGGCGATCTGATCCTCGCAACGATCGACACATCGCACGACATGGACACTGGATCGCGCAACTGGGCAAGCGTCTCGATCGATTGGCAGGAGGTTTCCCGATGATCGACATGAACAAGGGAGGTCGAACGACCTCCTGGCGCTTCGTTCGCGTTCGGCGCGTTGTTGGCTGGAAATCGGAAGCATACGAGGACAACGCCTACGAGGAAGTGGGCATTGTGAGCGGCATCACGTCATGCAGCATCGAGGAATCTCAGCTTACGAGCCTTAAGGTTTCTGGCTCGATCGAGTACGTGGACATGCCCGACCTCGGGGACGATCTACTGCGCGTCTACGCAGATATGGAGCTTGACGGCGAGGTCGAGTCCAAATGCTACGGTACTTTCTTCGTCTACTCGAAGAGCGAGGAGGTTTGCGAAGGCTCGCACGTGGGAACCGCCGACCTTTACAGCGTTCTTGTGCTGCTTGAGCAGCGCCTGCTTGAGGGCAATTACGCAGTAGGGGCGGCGTACACGGCTAATTACCTCCCCGTTGTGTCCGAGATGGTGTACGAGGTTGGCTTGCCGCTGATGCTTACGCCTGGCGGCTGGGAGGTCGCAGCCACTAAGACATGGGAGGTCGGAACCTCCTTTCTTGAGATGGCGAACGACATCATGGAGCTTTACGGATACGGCTCGCTCAACGTTGACGTTTGGGGGAACGTGATCGCAAAGCCTTACCAAGACCCCGAGACGGCGGTAGCGACCACGGTATTCAGCGATACCGAAGAGGACGTTTCGGACGAGACGATCAAACGAGAATGGGACGTTCACGATACGCCTAACGTTGTGGTTGTGCGCTCTAAGCTCAAGGACGATTCCGAGGTCATCGGATCGGCTGAGAACGCCGATCCGAACAACCCGTACAGCACGGCGGCGCGTGGGATGCGCATAGTACGGTTCGAGGAGGTTGAGGGGCTTGAGACGAAGGCGCAATGCCAGGAGAAGGCTAAGGCGCTGCTGATCGAGGGGATGCAATCAATCGAGCGCCTTACGATCGGTCACGCAGGCAAGCGGTTCAACGCAGGAGATACCGTTGCAGTTGACTACCAGCGAAGCGGATTGAGCGGGAAATACAGCGCATACAAGCGCAGCGTGAAGGCAACTCCAGACACCGAGAGCGAGACAACGATGAGAAGGACGGTGAAGCTTTATGGCAACGTGGCGAAATCCTGATCAGCTCATAAAGGCGGTAGCCGATGCGCTAAAGCCTTTCCTGCGCAGGAATTACTGCAAGATCACCACTGGCAAGGTTACGGATACGTTCGATGACGGAACGGCTTCTGTGACGGTGAACGGAAGCTCGCTTATGGCGGTTCGGTGCTGCTCTTGCGCAAAGGGGAACGTGGTTCTGATCGTCTCGCAGGCAAGCAACCATTACGTCATCGGCGTAAGGCAGGCATCATGATCGATTACGCTTTGCGGCTTGGCGTTGACAAGCCGATACAGAACAGGGCGGTAACGCTGAGGAAGGGCGAGAAGGGCAACGCGCGGCTCACTATGCACGTATACCAGGCAGCCGAGGAGCTTGACCTGACGCTCTACGATGTGGCGCTTTGCGTTATGCCGCACGGCTACGAGCTGCAATGCTCTGTGCTCAACGGCGAGGTCGTATACGAGGTCGATGAAACGCTTACGGCAATCGAGGGAGATTGCAGGGCGTATCTCCGGCTCTCGTATGACGAAACGGACGTGATTACAACGCAAGCATTCGACATTGAGGTAATGGAGGGCATCGCATGAGATATGCGCTTACTCTTGACCTGGCGAAGCCAGATGACGTTCGCACGGTCAAGATTCGCAAGGGGGAGATCGGGTCGGTTACGCTCGCGATCGTTGTTAACGAGGACGGCGAGAAGGTTGACCTGACGCAGTACACGGCTGTACGCTTCTGCGCTTCGAAGCCTGACGGCGTGGTTTTCGAGAAGGTTTCCGTGATCGAGGACGGCACGGCAACGTACACGCTTCCCGCTTCCCTTGCTTCCGCACGGGGGAAGATCAGCGTAGCGTACGTGATGCTTGAGAAAGAGGGGTACATCGGCACCACGCAATGCGTCTGCTTCGATGTGCTTGATGCCGTCCCGACCGCACAGGCAGAAGCCGTCTATATCCCCGAGTTCGAGGAGCTTAAGGGCAAGCTCGATGACTACTTGGCGCAGTACGCCGAAACCTTCAAGGCTATAGAGCAGGCAGAAGCAGACCGCGCAACCGCTGAGCAGGGAAGGGCAACCGCCGAAACCGCGCGAACCGAAGCGGAAGCGGCAAGGGAGCAAGCAGAGGAAGCGCGTTCTGCTGCGGAAAGCGCACGTGAAGCAGCTGAATCGAAGCGCAGCTCGGCTGAATCGAAGCGGGAGAGCGAGGAGCAGAAGAGGGCAACGGCTGAATCTGGAAGGGTTCAGGCAGAATCCAACCGATCCTCGGCAGAAGGCACCAGAAGCACGGCTGAGACGGCGCGAGCGGAAGCGGAAGCGAAACGCAAGGCTGAGTTCGCGGACATGATCAGCGCAGCGCAGGGGACGAAGCTTCACATCTGCGCAGAAGGCGAGTTCGGGACTAATGGCGTTCCTACGCTTGCTGGCTCGCCTGGGATCATCTACCTTGTGCCTTTCGGAAAGCAGGGCGAGAACGACCGCTACGCAGAGTGGCTATACGTGAACGGGAAATGGGAGAAGATGGGCGTTACTGGCTCTAGCTTCGACCCTATCAGCACCGACACCATAGACGCTATCGCAGGGGGAGCCACCAAGGCAGGTGACGAGGTAGTGAACACCACTGGCTTGAGCTACTTCTTCACAAAGCTGAGCGGCATCTTCTCAAGGATCGGGCATAAGCACGGCAAAGCTGACATTACCGATCTTGCGGACTGGGCGAAGGCTGATAGCAAGCCATCATACGCATACAGCGAGATCAGCGGCAAGCCAACGACCTTCATCCCGTCTATCCACACGCACAGCGCAGAAGACGTTGCGGCTGGAATCCTGCCGATTAAGCGCGGCGGCACTGGCGCTGCAACGGCTCCCGAAGCGTTGGAG